CTATAGTATTTCCTGCTAAGGCAGCAGCCACAGCTATTATTAGAATAGCTTAGAAGATGAAACATGCCGTTTGCAAAGTTTCAATTTAAAGCAGGAATAGACAGAGAAGGAACCAGTTACACTAATGCGGGTGGTTGGTTTGATGCTTCTCTTGTCAGATTTCGTAAAGGCTTTGTAGAAAAAATAGGCGGTTGGACAAAACAAACCGCTACATCATTTTTAGGTACATGTCGTAACCTATTTCCATGGATATCATTAGAAGGTAATAAATACTTATATATCGGCACGCATTTAAAAGCATACATACTTGAAGGCACAAGCTTAAACGACATCACCCCCATAAGAGCAACAACAACCAATGGTGTAACTTTTGCTGCGACAAATGGCTCTGCAACTATTACAGCTACAGATTCTACTCACGGAGTTGTGGTTAATGACTTTGTTACTTTTAGTGGTGCGGTAAGTCTTGGCGGCAACATTACAGCAACCGTTTTAAATCAAGAATATCAGGTCGTGTCAGTACCAAGTGCAAATACATTTACGTTTACAGCAACAGCTACAGCAAATGGTAGTGATACAGGAAATGGCGGCTCAGGAGTTGATGCAGCTTACCAATTAACTGTAGGTTTAGACGTGTTTATACAATCCACAGGATATGGTTCAGGTACTTGGGGTCAAGGTGCTTTTGGTGCCTCTACCAGTTTAAGTTTTGCTAACCAATTAAGATTATGGTCATCAGATAACTTTGGTGAAGATTTAATATTGCATCCTCGGGGTGGCAGTATTTATTATTGGGATGAGTCCAACGGCACTACTACAAGAGCTGTAGACATTACTACGCTTGCCGGTGCAAACCTTTCACCAACAGTTGGATTACAAACCATAGTAAGTGATACAGATAGACATGTTATTGTATTGGGCGCAGACCCGGTATCAGGTGGTGCAAGAACAGGCGTTGTTGACCCTATGAACATAGCTTTCTCAGACCAAGAAAGTATTACCGAGTGGGAGCCAAAAACAACAAATACAGCAGGCTCTCTAAGACTATCTTCAGGTAGTGAAATTAGAGGTGGCTTAAGAGCAAGACAAGAAACATTAATATGGACTGATACTTCTATGTATAGTATGCAGTTTGTTGGACCGCCACTAACCTTTGCAGTTAATTTAATCAATGAAGGCACAGGCATGATTGGACCTAATGCAGCTATCAACTCGCCTAATGGAGTCTTTTGGATGGGCGATGATGGTTTCTATTCCTACAATGGTGCGGTTCAAAAACTACCTTGCAGTGTATTAAGTTATGTACAAGAAGATTTAGATTTAGGTCAAGCATTTAAAGTGTTTGCACTATTAAATAAAGAGTTTAATGAAGTATGGTGGTTTTATCCTGCAGAAAGTGATGGAACTGATGAGATATCAAGATATGTAATATACAATTATTTAGAAGGCGTTTGGTCTATAGGTCAGTTAGTTAGAACTGCTTGGGTTGACCAAAATGTATTCGGTAAACCATTAGCCACTGCTAATAATTATTTGTTTAACCAAGAAGACGGCGATGATGCAGACGGCTCACCTATGGATGGGGTCTTTATTGAAAGCTCAGACTTTGACTTACAAGAGGGCAACAACTTTACATTTATCAGAAGAATCATGCCTGATGTAAAATTTTATGGCACTAATGTTGAAACAGGTGTTCCGCAGATTAATATGTTACTTAAAACTAGAAACGCACCAAGCGAATCTTTAACAACTAAAGCAACGACAGATATATCAAACAACACTGACCAAGTGCATGTAAGAGCAAGAGGAAGACAGGCTGTATTAAGATTACAAAGCGATGATGATGCTGCAGTAGGTAACAGAACAGGTTATAAGTGGAGATTAGGATATACAAGACTAGATATCCAACCTGACGGTAGAAGGTAATGGCTAAATTATTGCCAAGCAGGCTGCCCTTAGCAACGCAAGAGGTAACGCCTGAAGTCTTTAATAGACTGGTTAGAGTTTTAGAGATTAACTTAGGGCAATTTGACCCTAACAGCACGCCTAGGTTTAACGCTACAGAGTTATCAGAATTGAATTTTGTACAAGGTGATGTAATATGGAATACAACATTTAATGTATTACAGGTGTATAACGGCAATGAATGGATTGATTTGACGTTATTTGATGAACAAGGATATGAGGCAACAGCTAGCTTAGGCTTTGTCTCTGTTATAACTGGTGGTAACATATCAGTTAATATTAGATAGGAAATTAACATGGTAGATTTAAAAGATAGAATAAACAATTTAATGGGCGAGGTAAGGCAGCCTATGAGATTTGCAGAAGGCGGTATGGCTGACATGTCGCAACAAGAAGGTATGGCTGAGATAGAAATGTCTAAAGAGCAGGTCATGCAAGAAATATTTATACCATTAGTTGAAAATGGCTATGAGCAAGAAGTTATGGCTATATTAAATAACCCAATAGATTCAGAAGTATCTATGCAGGCACAACAAGTATTAGCACAAGTTTTAAGTCAAGACCCTGAGTTTGACATGGAGGACTTTCAAATGGCTATTTCTTTAGTAGCACCGCAATAAGATTGTTGGATGTTGGCGCAAACTAACATAGAACAAGAATACCAATTAAAAAATCTTTTACTTGGCTTTGCTTCAGATTGGTTCGTAGAAAAAGAAACACTGCAAAAAGCAAAAGAAACACTACCAATACTTAGCGATTTTTATAATGAAAGAGCAGAGTGTTTAGATAACCTACCCTTAAACTCTATTATTAAAGAACCTTTGCCCGATGTACATACGGTGCCTTTGTTTAGCAAAGAGCTATGCAACCTGCTTGTTAATGAAATGCACAACATGACAGAGCATTTTGGTTTTGAACCTAATGAAGAAGAAGATGAGCTGCGACAAATACCTGAAATAGTCTTATACGACAAATGTCCACAGCTTTATCACTCATTAATGCAGGTGGTTGATTCGGTTATTAATCCAATATTATTAAGTATTTGGAATAGGCACGTTACTGGTGGTAATATACAGATAGCTAACTACAATTTAAAAGATAAAAAACAGGGAGCTTGGCATCACGATGCTAGTTCTGATATAAGTATAGTAGTGCCTCTTAATACAGGAGATTATGAAGGCGGTGGTACTGAGTTTATGAGAAAAGGAACGGTTGAGCCTTTGCCTACGGGCAATGCTTTAATCTTCCCAAGTCTAACTCACATGCATAGAGGATTGCCTGTTGTAAGTGGAGACAGGTATTTGTTGGTTTTTTGGCTAGTATGTAAGGATGAGTCAAAAGAATATATGAAAGAATTTATGCAAGAAGTTGGTCAAAACCATGAGAAATAGGGTAAAATTTTAAAATGATGAATAGAATCGACAACAGTGGCGAAGGAATAGCAAGACTCGGCAGAGATGAAGACAACTATTTAGCACACGTTGCACAAGGCGAAATGGTGGTTCCACCAGTTATAACGCCTGAAACAAGACAAAGATTAGAACAGGATATGATGAACATGGGTTTAGACCCTGATGAATATACTGTTGGTGGCGGCATGTCTATAAATCCAATTACAGGCAATCCTGAGTTTGGATTCTTAAAGAAAATAGCTAAAGGACTAAAAAAGGTTGTTAAGAAGATAGCACCAGTAGCTGCAGTAATACCCGGACCATGGCAGGGACCTGCGATTGCATACAATAGAGGTAGAGCCGTTGTAAATATAGCTAAAGGCGAAGGTGGCATCGGCGACCTTATGACTGCTTTTACACCCAACAAGGCTTTTACTGGCGGAAGCTCAGGAAATATATTTGGTAATGCAAAAGAGTTTTTTACTAAGGGTTCTGATGGAGTAGGTTTTTTTGGTAATTTAGGTAGCGGTATCGGTAGTTTAAAAGATAAAGCAGGTGAATTTATATTTAAAGGTGATGATGGTGTTGGTCTTTTTGGCAACATTGGCAAAGGTTTTGGTAGTGCAAGAGAATATATAATGCCGGGTGAAGATGGCGTTGGTTTGTATGGTAATTTAATGAGTGGTCAACAAGAAACTCTTACACAAGAAGAATTTGACGCTTTAAGTCCTACAGAGCAACAATTATATTTGCTGCAACAACAGCAGGCACAAACAAGCGGTGGCTTTCTTGGTGGTAAATCACCTATGGAGTTTTTAAGTTCTAAATTATTACCTGATAGTTTAGAAAAGGCTTTAGGCACTGGACCCGGTGGTGGCTCAGGCGGTGGATTAGGAAACTTAGGTATTGCAGGACTTGCAGCATTAGTCGGCAAATTAGCTTACGAAGATGCCAAGAATAATAAAGGCGTACCATTAACACCATTGACCACTATGGACCAACTAGGCAGATACAATGTAGCTGCTGAAATGGCTAGACAAAAAGGCGAAGAGGCACCAAGCAGAGTAGAATACGGATTAAATCCACAAGGTATGCCTGTGTTACAGGGTGGCGGTACTGGTATTACTCCTAGAGGCGCAGCACAAGGAGGTATTATGAGCTTTGCTAATGGTAGTCCTTCTTTTGATATTAATGTCAGAAATCCTGAGAACGAAAAATTTGCATTTCAAGTATTAAGAAGTATGCAAAAAAACCCAAATTTACCCAATGAGCTTACACAAGAACAAAAACAAAAGTTTGAACATGGTTTAATTATGAGTGGTGAACAAGGCATGTTTATGCAAATAGTTAAAAAAATGAAAGACGATGGCAATAACTACAATCCAAGCTCGCACATGTCTAACATATATACTGCTGCAGATAGAGCCACAAGAAATCAACAAAGAGAAGCTGCACAGATGAACATGGGCGGTATTATGGCTTTTGCACAAGGCGGAGCAGTAGCCATGGCAGAGGGCGGTGACGTGCCAATAGACCCTGCTAACTTCCCAGTAATGGACGGACAG